TAGAGTCTTGGCCTTCATTACCTTGCCAGACCCTCTCATAATAATCTCTCTATCATCGATTACTTTCCAGGGAGAAAGTTTCTTTGACATCTTACCTTCGTCATTGAATACTCTATCAATTCTATTAACAAGGTAGGGAATATCGAACCCCTCTACGTTCCATCCTGTAACAATATCAGGGTCAACAAGAGGCGAGTCCCAAAGGGTTAGGAACTTCATAATCAAGTCGCGCTCGTTCTTACACTTAGCGTACATGATGTTGTCAGCAGAAGGAGTATAGTCACCACAACCAAAGGTATAGTACCTATCCTTTACCTTGATAGTAATAGCAGTTAGTGCCTTATCAGCCTCATCGATGTTAGGGAATCCTTCATCAGCGGCGACCTCGATATCGAGGTGGACGATGTTCATAATTGAAGCATCGTATTGAATCTCACCAGGATAGTATTCGTGGATGAATGGATAGATCAGGGAGTTCTTTGCTGTCATTCCATATAGCTTGATTCCCTCGACTCCATCATACATCTTAATGTAATCCATCATATCATTGATGGATTCAAAGTCCTTCCGATCAGCTGGATAGCCATCAATCGTCTTATAGGGAGCATTAGGATTGCTCGAGCGTTGGAAGCAGAAAGGTTGGTATGGGACGTCGGTATGGACCCTGCGGCCATCCTCATAGCCACGAAGAAGGATCTTATTCCCTCGGATGCTTACATTTGTATAGAACTTGCTCATTCTGTTACTATTCTACGCCATTTTCCATGCAAAGATTATATTATATAACAAAAAGGACCAGGTGTCAACTATCAATATAACTAACGAATTGTCTAGCAGATGATTGCCATGAGATGTTCTGAACGGATTCGAAGGTTCGTTCTCTATCAATGTTTAGCGAGTTTATTACTGCATCTTCCAAATCATCGCTAACGTATCCATTGACACCATTAATGATCTGGTCAATTGGACCAGTAACAGGGTAACCAGCAACAGGGGTACCACAGGCCATACTTTCTAGGATAGTTATTCCAAACGTATCTACTTTACTTGGAAATACGCAAACATCAGCTGACTGGTAAAAGTAAGCAAGTTCTTTTCCAAACTTATACCCAACAAATCTTACGGATGGATACATCTTTTCTAGCTTTGATCTATATGGTCCGTCACCGACCACGATCTTTATTGCACCACCGATCTCCACCCTGCAAAAATCATCTATATTCTTTTCCTTGCTGACTCTACCAACATAAAGTAAAACTATCTCAGAAGACTTTTTGTCTTTATATTTGAAGCAACTATCATACCCCTTACCAAGTACAACTGAATTCCACTGCTTATTTTCTTCAGCATTGGATGTTGAAGAACACATAACAACTTGTGAATTTTTATGGAACCAATCAAAGTACCATTTAGTTGTCCATGTAGGCAGCCCAACTATCTGTTGAATAAACTCTGGAAACTTTGTGTGGTATGCTGATGTGTATTGATACTTTAGTGATGTGAGAGCACGACGTGCTCTAAAACCAAGAGAACCTTCTGTTGCAATATGGAACTTGACATTATATCCTTTCATGTTCCAATCATACTTCCTCATCTTCAACATATTCCTCATTTTTGTATAAGAACATATTGCCCATGGTATAGATTTGTAAAATGGGATTGATACACATGTGAATAATCCTGGATGAATAACATCAACAGAATACCCCTCCGGAAGGTTACTGATGATATTCTTATAGGTGGTCACTACACCACTTACCTGAGGTTCCCAGGCATCTGTTATTAAGATGATTTTTGTTCTAGCCAATTTAGTATTTCCCATCTACCATCGTGGCGCTCGACAAGCGCTGTGCAACTTTCTACCCAGTCCCCATCGTTCATGTACTCTATACCATTGACTTCTTTGATTACTGCTTTGTGGATATGGCCACATATCACACCATCAGCTTTTTGTTTATGGCAGTATTCAGTTATTAGTCGTTCAAAGTCCCCAAGATAAGAAACAGCTTCCTTTGTTTTATTCTTAAGGTAGGCACTTAAGCTCCAATGTGGTAGACCAAGCATATTCCTCACTTTACTAACTAACATGTTAACATCTAGTAGTACATTGTATAGAATATCACCAATGTGATATAGCCAACTTAACTTGGTTCTAAGAACACCATCAAACATGTCGCCATGGATCACCATATAGACTTTACCATTGACACCTTGATGTCTACACTGGTTCACAAGATCAATGTTGCCAAAATGTATATCAAATGGCAATAGATCCCTCAGAGAATCATCATGATTGCCGACAACATATATTACTTTAGTATCTCTCTTGGCTGCAGTTAGTATTCGTCTGATTACATTGGTGTGGGATTGAGGCCAGTAAAACTTTCTTCGTAGTCTCCAGCCATCAATGATATCGCCAACAAGATATAACTGCTCACTTGTATTGTGCTTAAGAAAGTCACACAAGAGATCAGCTTTGCAGCCCTTTGACCCCAAATGGATATCTGATATAAAAATAGATTTATAGTGGGTCATAGTAGTCTCTGCTAGTATAGAAGTATTTAACCCAACTATCAGCAGTTTAATAAAAACTTAATATAAGAAGGGGGAGTTGCCTCCCCCTCCTTTGGTTACTTCTCTTCTACAAGTAACTCAGCCTTTTGTTCGATTGTCTTTTTACCAATTGGAACCTTTCTAGGCTTTTGCTCTTCAGGGATTACATTCTCTAATTTAATTGTCAAGATACCATTATCTAACTGAACATCACGAACAACAATAGTATCAGCAAGAACAAACTCACGAGCAAATGAGCGTCCTGCAATACCCTTCACAATATACTCTCTTTCATCCCTTTCTGGCTTCATACCAACAACAGAAAGACGATTCTTAGAGGAAACGATTTCTAGATCTGCTTCGCTGAAACCAGCTACAGCCATTTCTAGCTCGTACGTGTAATCATCTTTCTTGATGAGTGAGTATGGAGGGAAGTTGTCGTTGCACTTGGCGATGGTAGCAGCATGCTGTAGAATATCAAATGCTCTATCAAAGCCGACTGAGTTGTGCCACGTGATGCGATCAAATTGATCGATTAGACTTAGAGTGCTTCTAGTCATAGTTATCTCCTTATTAAGCGAGTTAATGTTTACGTAGGCCCAATATGGCACCTACAATTTTATTTATATAAACTTGCTTACAAAAATAGACTACGTCTTAAAATTTTGCCTGTAGAGTTTCTGGGAATACTATCGACATAGAATATTTTTTTTGGTATTTTGTATGGTGTAAGATTATCCCTACAATATTGGATTGGATCTACTATTGGTGTGCCAACAATAAACGCAGCAACAATCTCTCCTCTGTTATCATCCGCTAGACCTATAACTGCTGATTCCTCAACGCCGGGGCACTCATTAATAATATTTTCAATCTCTTCAGGATATATGTTTGTGCCACCAGATATGATAACATCATCAGCACGGCCAACAAAGTGTAGATAGTTCTCCTCATCCACATACCCAAGATCACCTGTAGCAATCATTTGTGTTTCTGCGTTGGCGTTGTTGGTGTCGGTGTACCCAGAAAACATTGTCATAGTTTTGGCATGTATCTCACCAACTTCAAGTGGCTTACATTCAATACCATTGTTAATAACTTTAATTGTTGACCCTATAACGGTTCTTCCAACTGTAGCTCGATGCATATACTTTTGGGATGGTCTGAGTAAAGTTATAGGACCGCATTCAGTAGAAGCATAAAGATCATAAACTATATCACCAAAGAAATTAATTGCCTTACCCTTAAGCAAAGGGGGGAACGTTGTGCTACCAACTACAATACTAGTCAGTGAACTTACATCGTATCTATGGGATGTAATATCACGAAGAATTAATCTAAGTATAGATGGAACAACTAGCATGCATGTTACTTTTTCTTGCTCAATTGTCCTCATTATAGTCCTTGGGTTAATGCCTGTTGCTATTACAACTGTACCCCCATTGTTTAGAGTTGCAATAGCAGTTCCATTGCCCCCAGCATTAGAAAATGATGCTATGGATAACATCACATCATACTCTTTCATACAATTCCAATCAATCGGCATCAGATATGAGGTCATTGATCTTGACCTATGTGATATCAACATTCCCTTTGGCTTATTGGTAGTTCCAGAAGAATATACAATGTTAAATATTGCAGAGTCTTTAAAGTCTGGATAATGCTCTATTGGTTTGTAATACTTCACCCACTCTTCGTACTTGCTGCCAAAGATTATTATTAGATCACAATGCTGTCCATATTCTTCTTTATAGAGGTCGTTGTCAATGAATAGAACGCGGGCCTTGCAATCCTTCAAACATTCAATGACTTCTCTTGCAACCCATTTAGGGTTAATTGTTACAACAGGTACACCAACATCAGCAAGCCCCAATAATACCTCAAGATATTCAATACTATTATTTCCAACAATAGCAACATTACCCTGAAACCTGATGTCCGTGAATGCAGCCTGGGACACACACCTCATGTTATCCGTTAGTTGTTTATAGGTAACAGAACGATCCCCATGTCGGACTGCCACTTTGTGGGGCGTCCGAGATGAGGATGAATGAATTCCGTTTGTTACTTTAAGTGGTATTAGACCATGCATTTAGCTACCTGTTATCAATTCTAGTTTGCCATAGCTGTAATTAGCCAACTTTATTGCCCTCACCAGCCAGAATGTAACTATACACAGGCCAGGTTGCCATGTCCTTTCGCTTTGCACTTTGCACTTCGCGAATGAACGTATCCTTCTTGGCTCGCGAGCTCACACCCTTGTTAATCAACTCAATGCAGAATACTTTCAGCTCGTCAAGCGATACATCTGGACTAGCAACCATTTCGCCAAGAAGCTTTTTAAAGTCTTCGCCAATCTGTTCGTGCTTAACTTTCATTACGCTACATCCTTTGATTCTTGAAAATACATCCGGTCGCCAACAGTGAGTAGAAGGTTACGTGCTCGCTCAATCCGCTCAACTAGATCATACACATCCTGCGATGATAGGTTCGTACCCTCATTCGCCATCACAGTGCTAACCATCGATACAATATCATTCGCCTCGTTGAAAAACTGTTCAGTCTGTGTTGGATCAAACTTTCTATACATAACTACCTCAAGAAAAGAGGAGGCCGACATTACGTGGGGAGTTACACAAGGCAACTTCAGCCAGGTTGTCGGCCTCCAATAACATTAGGCCTTCTTGAACACTCGCGAGTAGTAGTAGTACGTGTTAGCGTACGTAATCTTGAGCTCATCCTGAACAGCCTTCAGCATCTTCTCTTGCGAGAGACCCTGAGCGGTCATGTCCTTGAACATCTCAAGAGCACGAGCACGCTTGGCGTTGTTAGCACCCTTCGCTCGCTTAGCCTTCGGAGCAGCCGAAACAGTCTTCGGAGCCTTAGCCTTAGCCTTTAGATTGAAGGATGGTGCCAAAACAGTCTTCGTCACAGCAGCCGGAGTCTTAGCAGACGCAGCCTGTTGACTATAGAGGTCCTGACCGTCAGCCGGACTATCCGACTGATACTTAGACATCTTAGCAAGAACAGCCGAGTTCGACAATCCACCAGCAATAAGAGTCTCAGCGGCAACGGTAGCACGCTCGACCTTATTAAGCGGAAGGTTCGTAACAGTCAGCTGACCGTCATTACCAGGAATAGAAATAGAAGCCATAATATAAATCCTCAATTAATCATCACAAAGTCCGAACTCGCGTTCGGTATCGGCTGGACCACCCAACCAATGCGAGCAGTATACGCTACCG